AGCTCTGTGCCCTGCATAGACTTTCCCTATGAGCGTTTTAAGCGCCGACACGGCGAGGGGGCAGGACAAAGCCTGAGGGTTCGCCGAGAAATCTACCCTGTTAAGCCTGCCAAAACAAGCCTTAGACAATCGTTACAGTTACCGATCCTACAGATGCCGAAGCAGAAAGCCCGGCAACGTATGGACTATAGAGAACGGAGACCCGGAGGGCTCCATTAACTTGAAAGATTGTTCCCGGTTCAAGACCGAAATCATTGCTGGCCAGATTGGTCAGCACAATCGTGGTCTGCCGTCCTTCGCCCGGTGCCTGAATATAGGTGAGCAGGCTGATCAGAGAGCGGACCAGATCGTTGAAGTAGATCTGTTCGTACTGCGCCGGAGGGCGGGAAAATGTGGGAGGTATCAGACGGACATCCATCAGCGGCGTCCGTCTGGCTGGACCTCAATGCGCGGGGAACCAAGACGCCAGCAAGTTCCGACGCGATTGCTTTCAACACGCAAGATGAGTGAGCGACCACGGAGACGAATGTCCTTTACCTGAGTGTACTGCTCGACTGGAACAACCGCCGTGCGCACGATCTCGGAAGACGAGCCACTCTGATAGTTGGAGCCGGGATAGTTTTGCGTCTTGATGATCATGTCGAGACGCGGGTCGTTGGTGCCGTTGACGAACGTGACATCGGGCAGGATACGACGGACAAAGGAGAACATGTCCCCCTCACCGATATCCACAGGAGAACTCTCGATATAAGCGTTCAAGGGGAGCGACGGGTTCGTGCTTCCGTCATCCGTACCAAACTCGTGGTTGTACAGATAATTGTCCGGGCTGGTCGCTTGCGGATACTGGCGGACGCCGTGATCGAGCCACGCCGTGCGAGCCATAAGACCGTAGGTCCAAACCTTTTCAAGGTAGTTGAACGTGACGTAACGGTCGTTCTCAGAGGAACTTGCCGACGGGTAGAACCACGTGACCTCATTGTACTCAGAGTTCAACGCGGCGTAGACCTTGTCCTTCTCGCTGAAGTTGAAGTCGTCAAACACGTAATCTTTTAGCGGGCAGAGAAGGGGAGCGGTCGTACCGGTGTAGACATAGAACTCCGTGTCACCCATCCAGAAGACGGTGTCATCCATAGCAACCGCGCTATTGTAGCCGTTGATGCTGATGTTGTTGGAGATCATTTGGACGCCGAATGTATATGGCGGACCAACATACTGCATCGAGTAAAGAGCAACCTCTGTGAAAACGAGGATTTCTCGCTTCGTTTCAACGGCTTTTACGATAGTGCTGCCGCTGCCAAGCCGCAGATCGCCCGCCGTATTGGTGGCCGTTGCCGTCCAAGTGTACGGATCTTCCTGTGAGGAAAAGCGAATGGACAATGGATCAAGGGCCGTGGACCCACCCTGATTTGCACCGAAGGCAATGACGTGACGATCACGGTCCGAGACCATGACTTGTGCCGCCAGAGTTGGCGTTGTGGGGTCCGTGGACAGTGAGGCGAGTGTGACGCCACGAGTGGAAAGACCCGTGGTTGCGTCCCAATAATAGACGCCGCCGTTGCGGACGTTGAAGATAAGGTCTTCGCCGTAATTGTCCTGCGACCAGAGACGAAGCGTGTTCCCGGCGGAAAGCGTAGTGGCACTGCCCCACGCTCCGCGGCTCCATGCACCAGCGCCCCAACCAGTTCCGCCCACCTGTGTGTCGAGGCCGATGTTGATCTGATAGGCGGCCGTGACGGATGCGCCACCGTTTCCGGAGTCGGAAGCGTTGGCCGTGACCGACACAGTGATCGAGTAATTATCCGCGTCGATGTAGGTGATCTGGTATTCTTGATTGAGAATGACCGCAGTGACATTACCGCCAAGACTGACCGCGCCACTGAACGTGACGAAATCTCCATCCAAGCAGCCATGCGCAACGTCATAGACATTGATGACAGACGAGCCATTTGTTGCGGTGAACGGGTTGGACAGGACGACGGTGCTGCGGAGCGGGGTGATGTCGTTATACTGACCACCACGCTCAATGTAGTATTTGAGATGCGTCCCCATGCCGAGGAGATTGTCTCCGGACAGTGTCGTCCAATTAAGGAGCGAGCGACACGTTCCGAGGAACTGGTTCGTTGAATACTTGGCCCACCCACCAATGCTCTCTGGAAACCCGTACCGGAAACGCACGAGGTTAGAGATGCGCCAGCCGCCCTCGTTCGTGTACCCGGTCAGGTCACGGACGATACCGGGTCGGAACTGGAGCTTTTGGAGCGGCATTGATCAAACCAATTCTGCTTGAGTGGCGACAACATTGACTGTTGCTGTTTGAGAAGCCGAGCCAGCCACATTCGTAGCCGTTACGATCACGCTGAACTTGCCAATTTTGTCGGGCGTGAATGCTTGCGATCCATTCAAGTCAGCCGATGCACCATTGACCGTTACGCTCGCCGCATACTGGCTTTCCCAAGTCAGAGTTGTGTACTGGCCCAAAAAGATCGGGCTTGGATTGAACGATGCAGTAATAGACGGCGGCGCAGTCCACACTTGCGTGACAGGATCGTAGTGCCAAAAAATTCCACCCTGACCCTCATCAACATTGACAATGTAGTGCCCAGCAGGAGGTGGCCATACGGCGTCCTTATCCAGCGCAATTATGTTGTCGCAGATGTTGGTGTCAGAATTGATAACCGCATAAGTGGACATCATGCTCTCCTTACGCCGGGAAGACGGTGATGATTACGCGGCCAGCCGCGCCAGCGCCTGAAGTGGTTGTACCTCCACCACCGCCGCCAGCGGGCTGTGTGCCTGCCGTGCCCGTTGCGCCGCCAGCGCCGCCATTGCCGCCAAACGAGGATGACCCTGCCGCAGCAGTAGCGTTACCACCACCGCCGCCGCCGCCGCCCCAGACACTGCTGCTCCCTCCTGTCGCCGCAGTAGTCGCAAAACCACCACCGCCGCCATGAAACAAAGCATCGTTTTTGCCTAGTGCGGAAGCACCCGTACTGCCGCCTCCCTGCTTGTACTCGCCTCCAGATTCATCTGTCTGAATGTTAGGCCGTCCCGGAGCTTGACCAGAGCCTGCGGATAATTGACCGCCGCCACCGCCGCCGCTCGTTGTCACTGGACTGCCCGCACCGCCATAGGCTGTAATAAGACTGCCAACAGTTGTGTTGCCACCTTGATCGCCAGCTTGGTTAGAGCCCGTGCGAGAAGCGCCACCAGCACCAATGGTAATTGTTTCAGTTGCGCCCATCTGAGAAAGGTTCAACCAACGCTCGTTGTAGCCACCACCGCCACCGCCGCCGCAAGCGCCAGCAGTTGACTGGCGAGCACCAGAGCCACCGCCGCCCCATGCTTGAATATACACACGGCTGCCAGCGGCAAGCGATGGCTTGGTCCATGTCCCAGAACTGTCAAATTGTTGGACGTTGACGCCTGTGCTGGTTGGCGTAGCCCACGAAGGCGCAGCACTAGCGCCGCCGGATGTAAGAACCTGACCAGATGTGCCGTAGTTAGCTCCGCCGATACCGAGCTGGCCGGATGAGCCAATGCGAATTTCATTATAGGTTCCATTATTATATGTACGAAACCCAAGAGAAGTATTTCCAGTGCTGCCAGTAATGGAGTCAATATATGTTAATCCGCTGCTTGTCGGATACATATACAGGCCGTAGCTATTACCAGTTCCTGATAAAGCAGTTGTTTGTTTTAATACAGACAAAGATGCCGCTGGCGAACTTGTCCCGATCCCAATATTGCCAGCGGAGTCGATGCGCAGAACTTCTGCACCGCCTTCAGCAAAGGCAATAGTATCAGCTGCCGGAAAGAAGATGCCGGTATTCAGGTCGCCAGTAGTCGTGATGACGGGAAGAGAAACGGTACCCGCAGCGGCCACAACCTGTGCGTCACTGTTAATCCGAAGAGCTTCTACGCCGCCTTCAGCAAAGGCGATGGTGTCAGCGGCGGGGAAGAAGATGCCCGTGTTCAAGTCGCCGGTGGTGGTAATAGCAGGGAGGGAAACAGTACCCGCAGCGGTTACAACCTGAGCGTCGCTGTTGATCCGAAGGGCCTCAGCACCGCCCTCAGCGAAAGCGATGGTGTCAGCGGCGGGGAAGAAGATGCCTGTGTTGGTATCGCCCGTCGTCGTGATTGCGGGAGCAGAGACTGTGCCTGCGGCAAACGTCGCGACGCCAGTCACCGTCGGAGCCGACAGGGTCGCGCTGTTTATGGTTGGACTAGTCAGCGTCTTGTTAGTCAGCGTCTGCGTACCCGCTTCCGTGACCGGAGCGTTCGCGACTTCAATGACGTCGGTGCTGTTGGTGTAGACGATGGCTTTCTTGCCGTTGGCAATCGTGACGCCCGTCTGACCAGACACCTTTACGGTGACGGAGTACCCACCAGTCGTGTTGTTAAAGAAGATGTACGGCTTATCAACAGCCGGTACTTCCACCGTCCGAGCAGCCGTCAAGGCTCCCGTAAGCTCAATGACATAGTTGCGGCCATTGGAGCTTGTCCCGTTGGGGATCGTCAGGACCGTCGCAGACCCGTCCGTGACGGCCTGCGTGACATAGCCTGCAATCGCCTGCTCGATCAGGGTTCCAAGATTGGTATTGGTCGTAGTACCCCAAGTGCCGGACTGTTCCCCGGTTCCAATCAATTCAATCTTAAGGTTTGTTGAATAGGTGCTGGCCATACAACGGCTCCTAAGCGGCTATCGGTGTCCAAGTGGGATCTTGAGATGGGGTAACGCCTGTCCAAGACGGCGTCTGAGCAGGGGCAATTCCGGCCCATGACGGGTTCTGGTCGGGGGTAATTTGACCCCACACTAGGACCTGTCCAACATACCCTGTTGCGGAGACCCCTGCAACCGAGACGTTGGCGCTTCCAATAACCGAAACAGATCCAACGCTACCCGTAGCCAAGACGCCGGTTACGGGGGCGGAGGCTGAGATAGCCAAGGTAACCGCGCCTACGTTACCAGTTGCGGAGACCCCGGTAACAAAGACGTTGGCACTAAAGACTGTGTCTACCGTTCCAACTGCACCGGTTGCCGAAATGCCAGTTGGGAAGACGTTGGCGTCATACTCCACGGCCACGGACCCAACGGACCCTGTAGCAGAGACGCCTGTAACATCAACATAGTTGACGGTCAGGATGGCAACGTCACCAACCTGTCCCGTAGCAGACAGTCCGGTAACGGCAACGCTGGCTGTGCCGGTGGCAGTGACAGAGCCAACGGACCCGGTGGCCGACAGGCCTGTGACAGGGACGTTGGCATCGGCTTCAGCAACGGCAGTGCCGACAGAGCCCGTAGCCTGAAGCCCCGTGACAGAAACATTGGCTACGAGGTTGACGGTGACAGATCCGACAGATCCCGTGGCCGCAAGTCCAGTGACGTTTATAATGGCGGAAACGGCGACGGCGACCGTACCGACAGCCCCCGTCGCCGAAACCCCCGTGACAGAGACGGAAGCCGCCCCTTTTACGGTAACTGTACCGACCGATCCTGTCGCAAGCCCAATGGTGACCGCGCCACTGCCGAAGGGGAGTTCACCCCATCCGGCAGAGCGGTTCCAACCTTCAAAGGCTACGACAGCATCGGCCACTGATCATCACGCGATGCGGATGATGGCGTTGGTCGCATCAGCGGTCGGGAAGACAACCGTAAAGTCACCAGCCGACGCCGTCTTGTCCGAGCCGAAGTCAAGGATCACGACCGAAGGATTTGTGTAGGTGTGCGCCGGGGTGCTGTTGTAAATCATCGCACCACGGGCTGTGAACGATGCCGAAGACCATGTCTCGTCAGCGAAGTCGGTGAAGGCTGTCGTGCCGCTCGTCGCCGGGGTGACGTTGGAGAGCAAACCGCCACCAGCAACATACGCCGTCCCAGACGTGTTAGTGATCTCGTTAGAGGTCGTGTATGCCGTTGTCGCCGCTGTGAAAGAGGCACTGTTGGTGTACAGCGCAATGTAGAAATTGTCGCCGCCAGACGAACGGAAATCGTGAACGCCCTCAAGGAGTTCGTCCTTGAAGGATGTGCACATGAAGTTACCGGTAAAAGCCATCATACCCTCCTGAGAAGTTCGGCAAGCTGCGGTTGACCGGCTTCCGATACTGCATTCTGAACCGTTGTCCTGTCACTCTGTATAGCACGTTTCACGTGAAACAGAACGACGTGTTCCATCTGATCCCTGAAGGCAAGCGCCTGTTCCCGGATCTCGGGTGGGGCGTTCTCAGAGACCTGTATCAGACGCTCAACGCATCTGCGCGCCCAAAACTCAGGCGGATGGCCCTTGTTGAAGGTGGTGGCCACATCGACCTTCATCACTCCCGCTTGGGCCGGATTAACCCACGACATCAGTTAGCCTTTACTCTGGTCAGACCATCACGATAGGCGTCGATGTTTTCACGGCCTTCGCCGATGTTCTTCAGACGGCTGACCGATTCAATGAACCTGTTCTCGTACTTCTGTTGAAGGTCGTCTTGGCCCTTCATGTAGGTATAAGCCTCGGCCAAACAGCCGTAAAGAAGCGCCTGCTCGCCATAGGTTCCAAGCCAAGACGTTCCGGCCTCGATGATGGATTCCGGTCGGTAGTAATAGTGAAGCTCCGCCGTAAACGCCGAAGAGGGGACTGGGGCCAACAGGAAGTTATCCACATCGAAGAGGGCGTAGTACTTGGGGACGCCGGTGGCACCCGAAGGATTATACTCCTGAACGTATTCCACATCCTTGTTCAGGAGAAAAACCTTGGAGCCGCTGGAGGTTAGCGAAAGGCTGTAGGGAGACAGGAAGTCGCTGGGGCAGGCCAGAAACTGGTTGCCCGTAGAGCAGACCCCGCTGACATTCTTGCGGAACACTTCCATCTGAGCGGCATAGATGATG